GATGAGTAGATAAAATCCGCAGGATCTCATCAAACAACAGTCTTTCTATTACTACACGTTTTAGTTTCCACAGGAAACTGGTCATAACACGGGATATCTTAGACCCCCGTATACGTTAGTTTGCGCTTTTAAATTCGCTTATAATCTTATAGTTCCGTCGAATTGCGATTACGCCCATAACACAGAATAATTTGGCTCTGTATTTATCGCCTATTTGATTATCTTAAGCGAACGTCACTGCGAAATCAGACGAAAAAGGATTTCAATCATGAATTCAGCCATCACAACATTTTTCACCCCAATTCTTCACCGCCTTAAGATCAAGGCCGTAGATACTGCCGCAATCATTTCCAACATAGTCGGCTTTACCTCGCTTGTCGTGATCTTAAATCGAAACAACATTTATTTAGATAGCATGATGATTCCCGTCGGTGCTTTCTTTATAAATATTATATTGACCTTGGCTAACATATTTGGTATTTCTGAAGAAATTTTCGGCTTAAATGATATTTTAACCCAAGAGTTTTCTCAACAAAGCAATAGACGTGTAACTTTTTCTGATGAAATTGAGGAACATGTATCCGATTTAGATATTGAAAGTTGTGGACAAGTGCGTGGAGACTTTTTGCGAAACCCTAGATTTCGCAAATTACTCAATGCAACTTCTAAGCAAGAAGCTATTCGTTTGCATTCCATCTTGCAATTGCGATCAAGAGTCTCTCTACCTACTGTTACAATAGAAGATATTTTATCGGGACATGTCGTCGACTTTGAATGGATATTTGATACTTATAGTTACAAATTCCTTTCTATGTGGTGGGAAGTCTCAATTCCTGAAGTTATAAGAGTGCAGAAACTTGTTGAGTTGAAAAGAAAGCGCCTTAGACGTGAAAATTTAACAGCTAATGTTGAAACTCTCGCGCAATTTTGTTCTAGAATAGCTGGAATTATATATATGTGGTTGATGTGTCGCGCTACAGGGGAAACTTTTAGAGCTTCTACTAGTTTTGCTGGTTACAATATCGGTAAAGATATGGGTAATTTATTATCCGTATTTACTGAAAATTTAACATCCAAAATAACCGGTGAAAAGAGCGCGCATCAATTGCTTATAGAAAAATTACAGCCTTTCATTGATGATATGAATTGTTTTCTTGAGATGCCTTCACATAAGCTTGCTCAAAATTATATTTTACTTTGTGAATATCGTACTAAAATTGAAGAGTTTTCCAAAATTATACGCGATATTCCACGAGAAAAACAACAAATCTTCCACTTAGCATCTGGATTATATCAGGCAGCTAACGTTAAAAAGAATGAAATATTCTCATCTGAACTCCCTAATTTCTCTAGACAAGAACCTTTCCTCTTTTTGTTAAGAGGACCAGGAGGAATTGGCAAAACTCGTTTGGCTAAACATCTGGCTCAATGGTTTTGTAAGGACGTTCTAAAAGAAGATAACCTTGGTAAAAATTATATCGAAATTACACCAACCGATAAATATTGGCCACCATTGGGATCTCAAAGAATTGCATTTTTCGACGAGGCAGCTTCGAGCCGTGACCTACGTGAGGATTTGTTGTTTTCTAACCTTAAAGGTATTTGTTCACCAGCTTATTTCAATTGTGCAGCAGCCGACATAACACACAAAATTTCACCATGTAATTTCCAATTTTGTTTGGCAACAACAAACACTTCAACCGCTGACTTATGTTCACGAATTGCAGCAATTTCTTCTGCAACTTCGGTTTATCCATATTTCAGGAGGATGATGTTGGTTGATTGTTCCTGGGCAAATGGCGATTTCGATCATAATTCTCCATCTGGATATAATAGTGACTTTTCTCATCTCAAATTGTCTTTGTGCGATTGGGATGGTATAAGACAAACTGTTAGAGTTCCAAATGCTCCAATTAATTTGTTTGAGCTTAAAGAGAAAATTAAAAATAGATTCCATAAACATGTTTCGGATTTTCATACACAATCTATAATGCAAGGAATGGAAAGGCAAACTGCACAATCGAAAAATCATTACTCCGCTATACTTCATGGCCCTGGTGGTAGTGGTAAGACTACAATAATGGAAGAAATGGCACGACGTTTTACTAAAGCAACTGGATTTCCAATTCATAAGTTTTCAACATTAAATGATATAAATTCTTTTCCAAAGTCTAATAAAAGAGTAATTGCTTTGTGTGACGATTTGTTTAAGTGCACTTCTAGGCCAGAACTAGAGGAAGCATTTATGCATCTCTATAATGAAAAATTGGCCAACAATTCCATTATTCTTAGTACTACCAATTTATCACCAAAAATGGGTATGCCAATCATAAATTTCAATGGCATAGTTACATCTCGAACTCATCCATTTATAAACATTGGTTTAACAAGACGTTTGGGATTTACAGGAAATTTTGGAGATTCATTTACACCCTTCTCCAACTTCGAAGCTATCGTGACTGATGGATCTTGGTATGATTACAAGGATGTTTGCTTTTCTATACCGTGGATTGTTTATCTATCCATTGTATTAATCGCTTCATTCTTTTTCTTACCTATTGCTGTCTTATCATTGATACCTTTGATTAAATTTTTCCAGAATAAACCACGATCTGACAACATTTATGATTGTATTTATTCTCAATACAAAAATTTCCTTAAATTTCGAAAATCTTACGAAGTCATAGAGGCAACCGCTCCTAATTTCGAACCAAATTTTATTTTCAAGGCAAGAAATATTTCCTGCATTTCACATGCTGGAAGTGTTTCTTCATTAGCATCCCATGTTTTTATTCATAAAAACAGGTTTGATGCTTCAAATGCAGATTGGAAATTTTTAATTTCTAGAAATGTTGCCGCCAAACTGCAAGTAAATATAAATAAATTTATGTTTCCTGTTTCTGACATCGTTGAAGCAGATATCATTCCAATTGCGGAAAGATATGCTAAAATGTTCTTGGAAATGGGCATAACACCTAAATTAAAAATTGAAATTGGAGGTATCGGTACGTTGTCTCTCATAGATAATAAAATATACACTAACTTTAATATGCAAATGGAACAACAATCGGAGTTTGCAATAATAGGAAGCAATATAGTTGGCATAGATGTGTCGATTCCTATTGCCGAATATTTCGATAATGTCGATTGTTGCGAAGTTTACAACCTTAGTTTAGAACAAGCAATAGATTTAAAAGATTTTGCCTCTTCTCGTAGATTTTATTCACATCCAACAGTTATAAAAATTTTGAAAGAAAAAGCTATTTCGACAATCAAAGCAGAAACTATTTCTTTCTTCAAAGCTGGACAGGAAAAAGTAGTTACATTTTTCAATTCACCAATTGGCAAATTTACTACAGCAACTTTAACTATTATTTCGGCTATGTTTTTGGCATATAAAACTTATAATCATTTCTTTGTTGAACCCCAACGGAAAAAGAAAGGATTAATAAAGAAGAAAAATCCAAATTATCACACAGATGCTGAAGATGAAAAAGTGGGCAAAAAGAAGAAGAGACAAAATCCAAAATACGATACTGACCCGGAAGACAGACCTCGAGAAATTAAAGCAGTGGAGGAAGATGTTAAAACTTTATGTGACATGAATGATTTCTCTGCCTATAGCCAGTATGTATCAACAGCGCATCCTATGGCTCGCAAAAACTTAGCACAAATGTACTTGGTTTTAGCAAATAAAGACAAATTGTCTAAAGAACCAAAGGGAAATCAAGCATGTTATGGACTTTTCTTAAAGAAGAACCTCCTTGTTACAGTCGGTCATATAGTTCCAGATTTGAACAACAACCCAAATATGAACTTATATGTCGGCGCCGACGAGTTTGAGGGAATTTACAAATGTGAAAAAGTAATGTGCTATCAGTATCGAGACCTGTCAGTATGGCGAGTACCAAATTTACCCATTAATTATAAGGACATATCATCACTTTTCGTATCACAAAAATCTTACAATAATGATGATGATTATACGGTTGCTTTAGAGCGTCTTTGCCCTGGAAAAATTAGTCAATGGTCGCAGGGTCGTGGTTCATATTACAAACCAATTTGGAATGTAAGTGGACACGATTTGAGTGATTTTGGCTATGTAGATTGGGCTACTTGTAACATCAAATTGACGACCTATGGTGATTGTGGATTGCCTTATTATCACGTCGAACCAAAGTTGAATAACAAAATTTTTGGTATTCATACTATGGGAAATAGCAAAGGTTATGACGGAACTGGAATCCTAGCCATCATTTATTCGGAGGATATACCAGCGTGGGATAGGGTTGCGTTTACTCAGAATTTAACACCTCCTGAGCATCCAATTGTAGTTCCATGCGAGTGGTGCGAAAAATCTAGTTTTAATATTAGTTTAAGTATCACTCCAAAAGCAGAAGGACACGAAATTGCTTGGAATAAAGAGCACGAAACATCACCCAGTGCTTTTTACGATGAGCTTCGATATTATACCGGAATTAGGACAAATTTTTCCGGAATAATAATCAAAAACGTGGGCCCGAATGCTCGTGGTAGTGTTGAACATTCCCATACACAATTCATACCTACTGGAACGGAAGATATGCCAAAAATCACCAATGGTTGGAAAACAACGACCGTTGGAGATCTAGGCATTAAATCTCCTCGTTTACCTGACAATATGCAAGTAGTGCGTAGAGTTCATGATATACCATTCCCAAGCCTTTACACCTGCTTGGATAATTGTAAATTATCAGAAGACTGGAGAATTTACGCTTACGTGTATGTCGAAAATGGAAAACGAAAAGCTCGAGTAGAAATTCAAAATTTCTTTTCAACAAAAATGACCGACATCGAATTTAAAGAATTTACTCAAGAAGCGGGCGTTACAGTTTGCACACCTAGTGGTGAGGCAGTATATGTGACAGAAGATATCAGAGATATCTACGAATCAGCAGCCAAAAATCAAGCAAAAGGATTACTGCCTGACGTCCCCTTCGAGCAAATTCCGGATAACGAAACAGTTACTGTTTTTGGGGTACTCAAACAATCTGCATCTCGTTTACCGAGAGATAAGTACTACAGAACACCTTTTTCCATGGATGTAGAACATCTTATTCCTGTAGAAAAGGCTCCTGTACGTATGGATTCTGAAAATGCACCACCCGAAATTAAAGAAACTATGTACACAAATCGTGTCGGCAAACCAGATATTCGTATTACACAATCAATACAATGGGCTCATAAGTCATATTCACCACCCATTGGATTCCGAAGATATGTGAAGGAACAATTTCTGGCGAAAATTCTGCAGCATTACTCCGGTCTCAAACTCTTAACAGATAAGCAAGTTTTTGAGGGATATAAACAAGGGCATTCATTATACGGTAGTTTTAGCCCATTAGAATTAGATAAATCAATTGGCTTCACAATGAAACAATTATATCACGTTCAAGTAAAATCAGATGTGATTCAAAAGACCCCTGAAGGAGAATATTTCTGGCGAACAGACTCAGAAGCGGCCTTATTTGCTAAGGACTTCTACGAGTATTCAAAGGACGTAATTTCCAAAGGAGGATACCACTATTCGGCTTTTCTTGAACTATCGAAAATGGAGAAACTCAAACTTTCCAAAATATGGACAGGTAGAACTTTTGCGGCTCAAGATCTCAATGGTGTCTTAATAGAAAGACATGTATTGGGTGAATTTGCTGCTAGAGCGATGAAGTATGACAAGACTTGTGGGGTCGGCATAAACGCATATGACGATTTTCATGGGTTAGCTCTGCATCTTCGACAATACCCTAACACTATTCCTGGAGATTACAAACGATTCGACCGCACAACACCAGCGTGCGTTTTCGATGACATTTGTGAGTTACTCTGTGACGCAAATCCTAAAATTCAAAATCAAATTCGATCAGTTTTCCATTCACTTCGAAATAGAATCCAAATTTCAGGAACTACCGTGTTTGAATGTGTAGGAGGAATGCCCTCAGGGTGTTCTCTAACAGCGTCCCTTAATTCCCTCAATAACGATTATATCATATATTCGGCCTATGTTAGATTGGCAAACCAAAATAACGCAGAAACTACATATGCATATTTCGATAAACATGTGCACCGTAAGTATTATGGCGATGACGTAATTCTCACGGTTGACGACGAAATCAAGGACTTCTTCCATCTAGTAAATATATCGAAAGTCGTGTTAGAGCTTTTCGGTATGACTTTGGATACAGCCGACAAAGATGGCCGCATAAGAGAGTTCGTCGATTGGGACGAGGCATCTTGGATTTCAAGATACTTCCGACTTTTGGATGTACGCTACTTTTATGTAGGCGCACTTAAGAAAATCTCAATAGGAGCAAATTTTCACTATGTCACTTCATTGCGCCCTGAACACCTTGGGAGCTTATTTGAAACGGCACAGTTTGAGGCTGCACTATGGGACACGGCTTATTTCGAACGAATACAGGAAGCAATACGCGTGGCAATTAAGAGAATGCCGGCAATATCGAAACACTTCTCATTCCGGTCAAAAATAGCCATACAACGTGAGTTGTATGAGAGCGCCATATTAAAATATGGCGGTTTTCAGTCCACCTCTGGTGAACCGGATAAATTAACACTACCACCATTACAGGAGATAAAATCCGCAGGATCTGTAATAGAAGAAGTGAACGATAAACCGACATTCTTCGAGCGATATAATTTCTCGAAGTCTTATCACAAAAACATTATCCTATTCCCAGAACTTTTTGTTCCGAATAGAAGGCGTATTTGGCGAGAAGGCAAACGGTACGATATAGGAATGTCTTACGCATCGAAACTTAACGAAGATTTTCAGAAAGGGACGATTAGTAAGCCAAACTATATTTTCACAGCAAACCGATTAGCAACGCAGTGGTCTTGTGAGTTGATCTTCGACCTTGGTAAGGACACCATTAAAACCTACGGTGACGGACGAAGTCAAAAGGAAGCTCGCGAAGAAGCAGCGTTTCAAGCCTATATACGCATACATCCCACTTTCGTAGGCCCTAATATCAAACAACTGATAGCAAAACAAACATAAAACAACATGGCTGACGTAAATCTGACCAAACCTCTGGAGCACCAAACTCCGGGAGCGCCGATGGCTGGCTTGGATCCGTCTGTTGCACCAGATAGCGGGATTCTTACAAATACGGTTGTTCCATCAATCGGCCGTATTTTGAATCCAACTGCTGTTGCCATAGACAATCCTGCTGGCACGGGTGCTCCTTTTGACAAGAAGGACCAAGTATACCGTATATTCACACGCTGGACTGCGAAAAACACAACAGTCAATGGTTCAGTTGCTCAAGGCGCTGAACTAGTGCGTATTTCTCTTGATCCTATGACTTTACCACCTAAACTCATGGATTGGGTGAGTATGCACCGCAGCTGTATCCCCGGTATCGAAGTCTCTATTGTTGTTGGAGGTGCGGCTGGAACCATTTCTTGGCTTGCCCTTGGATGGATACCTGACGCCTCAAAACAGAATGTCACATTGGACGATTTACAAGATGTTGCTTGCGAACATATTAACATGAATAACACCATCACCATGTCTTTTATTTTGCAAGACAACCGTCGTAGCGGTCTGTTTAGGCGTTTGCCTGATGATCCTGAGCCATATCCAGGTATGGTACTCATGGTAAATCACCCAGCACTAAACGTACAGCGAAACGATGATGTAAATTACCCAATTGACGTATATGTCCGATTTGCCCCACATGCATTTTTCATGGAACCTTTCAACATAATTGGAACAACTTCTCCTACAGTCAATCGCATTGATTTATCTCCTTATCTCAGAGTGAACAACACGGATATCGTGATTGGTAATGCCAACGTAACCAATCCTTTGCGCGATTATCTTGTTTATCCTGATGCAGGATTTAATTCTGGTGCTTTTGATCCAACTTTCACCAAAGCAAATTTACTTTGTGCTGGAGCCTCTTATATGAGTGGATGGTCAATCTTCACCACGAAAGACATGACTGTTACTCAGGTAAGAGAGATAGCCGAAGCTTCCCCTACAAATTTCACAAATTCAGGTCAATTAACAGAATTAGTTTTCGGTTTCGGTAATATCGAAAAATTCGCAGAAATAAATTCAATTTATTCCGCTTTTCAATTTCAAATAGAATCAAAATTTAGTTCAACTAGATATACTATCCCTGAATTAAAAGTTCGATTTGGCGACCGCGAATTTTCAACAACTATTCTGCATGTAATGGAATTCGGATGTATTTTAGTTTTAAGGAATACACACCAGGCTTTGGCAGTAGTAAACGGAACAAATGTATTCTCTTACAAAGTCGTACCTGACAATTCAGAGGAAGAATGGCCATCTGATCCCACTGTATCAGTGTTGTATAACTTCGCTGCTACTGGTGATGCTTGGATGTACGTTGTAACTACTGGATTGAAAGATGATAAATTTCAATACGACTCAAAACGATTGTTTCCATCAGACAATCCAAAAAGAGATTATGTTTGGAGCGATTTGTCTCTGCGTAGTGGAGTAAGATCTGACCGCTTTTACACTTTCACATACATATTGGGAGGTAACACCATCCCTACAACTTCTCTTCCTACCGGCCTTAAAACCATTGGCTTGGTTAGACAGGGAACAACCCGTGCATCATCATTTCCTGAAGCTGGATTTTGCTATGTTTTTGCACCTGATTTGAGAGGAGCTTTACAAACTCTGATCGAAACAGCAAATAAGCTGGCAACTAGATGGCTAAAGATGGATTTGCATATAAACGGGCAAAATGTTGGTGAACTTGTATTTGCGGACGGAGTTCTCGCTTGCAGATATGGATTGTCCTTCCAGATACGGACGAATACTGGTACTAATATAAGTTTAGTTAATATAGTAGCAATAGAAAACCCTAGTAATATAAGGTCCCTCAATTCCTCCGATTTCACGAATTGGATCGCGAATGACACCATGACGCACCGGCCTCGCTTTGCAGACAAGCTTAACAACCTTGAACACCAAGCGGCAGGAATGGGCGCAATGCTCGGCCTTGGTATAGGCAAAGGTGCTCTTGATGGCGTTTTCGATGTGATTCAAATGATTCAATATCAGCAATGGATGTCCCAGTACCAAAAGACTCAATTAGCGATGCAAGAGCAATTGAAGAAACTTCAAATTCAGTCCAATGAATTGATGCAACAGCGTCAATTTGAATTTCAACAAGGACAAAATAAGTTTCTGAAAGAGCAACAGGATCGCTTAATCGCTGCTAACAAACTGCAGCAAGAAAATCTTTTGCGTAACCAGACTATATTGCAAGAGAAGGATCAACAATTTAAATTAGATTTCCAGGATAGACAATTTATCCAACGCTCAGCTCTTATTGGTTATGGCAGTCAGAGCGCTCAAAATGGCAACATCGCCAGCGGTAATACTGCTTCAAGCGGATACTCCGGGGTAAGAGATGTTGCGCATCGCGACGCTTCGACACAGACTGGAAGAACGGTTGACTCCGGTACTCAGACTGACTCAGGTCCCATAAACATTAACAGAGGCGCGGATGGAAATCCCCTTCCCGTTGGTCCACAGACCAACTCTCGGTCAATAGCTACAGAACCTCTTTCAGATATTCCCTTAGACCCTCATTTTAACCCTATTGATCCCCCAGAATATGCACCAAACCCAGCTCCTCGGACTGGTATGAGTAGTGCGACACAGACTCAAAGCAATCGTGCTGAAGGTCCTGTGCCTGCACCGCGTGCTAAACAACGCAATATTCTGCCTAATAAATCCTTCCTACATGGAGAAGTGGCACCAAATAAGCAGAAGTACGAACAATCTTCTAAGATTGATCCGGACGATAAACTTAATTGGGTTGACGCTCCTCCATTCCAACCAAATTCCTCCTTCTTATACGATAATTTTCAAAAGAAACCTAATAGTTATAAGCAAAGCATGATGCGCGATCCTTATGATTGGCATGATGCCGAAGAGGAATTCGAGTTTGATTGGTATCCTGCCCAAGGAGGCCCAAACACCATAGATGTGGCCAAAGGTGGTCCATCCGGCAAATACCGTCAAATTCCTTTCTAAAATTTTGTTTTCGGCCAACAAATAGTAAATTATTAAATTAGCATTTTAATTAACCTTTTTCGGCAC